ATCAGCAATTGAAGATTGCCCAGTTGCAGTTAGATTACCAGTTCTGCCAGTTCCTGTTGGAGCATAATTTGAATTCCACATATCATATGTGGTATTTATTTGCCAGTTATATCTTCTAATTACAGATCTTACATATTGATCAGTAATTCTTTTTGCTGCAATCAGATCGTCATATACTTCATATTTTTCATCTTGGTTATCCTCTGGAACAATTGGAAATTCTTCTGTTCCATAACGATAAATTCCTGTTTTGGCAGTAGCTCCTGTATCAGAACCTCCCAAATATCCTTTCAATGTTGAACCTGGATTTGGTACGCTAGAAACTCCACTAGATCCATTTACGTTATAAAGTAAAAGACTATCTTCATAAACTTCACGAATCACCCCCTTGAATGTTGATGATAAGTACGATGTGCCAACATATACCTCATCGTTTTTATTAAAGGCAGTTGCATTCTTACTATAAATTTCTAAGTACGAATCCCATCTTTGAGGACGACCTACAAAGAAATACAATCTGCTTCTTTCATCTCCAGTATCACTACTACCTTCACTGAAAGACTCTATGAATTGTTTCGCATTAAAAATTCTAAACTTATCTGAAATGATGGCAGGCATTTATAAGACTCTTTTACAATTTCTGATTTATTTATAACGTTTGAATTCAGAACGTTCTGATATAACCACCTGCAGGATGGTTCTGTTCAATTGTTCCATTAATAGATCTTGTTATTCCTAATAAACGATCAGATAATTTGAATGTATAGGAAATAATTTCATCGCCAACTAAAATTTCGCCAGAATCTGGGAATGCAGAAGTGTCTGTATACAGAACAGTATCTCCAATATTGAAGTCAAATCCATAAGCAATAATAGATCCGAAGTTATTAATAGATGGATAACCAGAAATATATTTACTAGATTTAGATGGAGAAACTCTTAGAGTATCTGGATTGTCAAAATCTCCAATTGTCAATTCTGGATATTCTGCGGAATAATCTTCAATCGTAACTTTGGAGACATTAGAGTGTCCAGCATCAATAAACTTGAATGATTCAAGAGTAACAAGTCTATTACCTAAAATATTTTGAATATATAGATCTTCGGAATATTCTCCATCATACAACTTATCAACAGCACCAACAAAAGTATCTTGTTCTAAGATAGTTTGACGATGTGTAGTAGTTATAATATTGACATCAGATTCTATGATTGATTCAATGTATTTTTCAACACTTACAACAGAATTAAAATCATCGTGTACTATTGGAAGTACATAGGCAATAACTTCTGTTTTTGTTAGAGAGCTAATACTTGCTACTCCTTCAATTTGTACTATCTCTGTAATTTGCCTTTCTGTAGGAGTATCAGCAAATCCAATTGTACTTTCTGAAGTAATGAAATTTGTTCCTGCAGTATCAGTTCCATCAATTGAAGTAAAGATAATTAAATTATCTACTTCAATTCTAGGGACAATACTGAGGAAAGTAATATAATCTATCTTTCTATTTTCTTTTATTCTTTTATATCTTCTAGAAACTACAACTTTTGGCGGTTTTGTATATCCAGAACCTGGATGAGTGATGATTATATCAACAACGCTTTTATTGACAACTAAAACTTCTGCTTGAGCACCACCACCGTTTTCATTTTCTGGAATAAAATTAAGTATAGGAGGTGTGTAATATCCTATAGCAGTTTCTTTATCTTTGATGTCATTATCAACAAACAACTGAATATCTCTCTTATTCCAATCAAGAGAAACTACAGAACCATTTTCTATATTTGCCGTAATTCCAAGACCAGTTCCATAACTATAACCATTATAATTTGTTGCGCCTACTTTACCATAGATTTGATTTGATACTTCTTTATCCTTTCTAAAATCTTTTAGGTGTACAAATTCTGGTATTTTTGTGATCTTTCTATAATCCGACTCGCCATCAATTTTGATAGAATCATTAACCCTTAAGTTTGATAAAGGTTTCAACGTAAATGCTTCATCTCTAACCAATTGTCTAGTATCATTATCTCCTCTAAAATACTCATACTCAATAGAAAGATCGCTAGTGATACTAAATTCAAATATGTCTGGATTGTCCAATCTTCCATTTGGAGAAATCAAATAAGTTGCATTTGCATCCATGTCTCCCACATTATTGCTTAATAATGTAACATAAAAATAATCAGTAAGATCATCAATTCTTATAATTTTTCCAACAGTAGAAATATTTCCAGTAATTGAATTTTCTTCAAATAAGTATGAACCTATTCTAGAAGATACAATAGGATAATTATCTGGAAATAGAGACTTGAAGAAAGATTTTATATTTTTCAAAGTAACTTTATCTGGACTACTATCTGAAATTTTCAATAATACTCTATTGTAATAAGTATCTGGTTCAAAATTATGGAAGGTTAATTCTTTTTCTAAATCTCTTCCATAAAGAACTAAAATATCAACTCGCTGTAAAACTTCAGTACCATCTGGTAAAATAAATGACTTCAGTGGTTCTTTAAAAGTTATTGTTCCGCCATTGATTGTATAAGAATCTATGTTTTTTTGTAATATGCCATCAATAAACACATATGCGTAATTACTATTATCAATGCCTCTAATAAACCCAGTTTCTCTATCAAACATTAGGAAAGGACCTGTTTTTTTGATAGAAATTCTTTCGTTGTTTATAGTAAGATTTTCATAGCTTCCAACTCTAACTATGAAAGTCTTATCTAAAGCAATAGGCTCTTGAACAGTTATTGTGTTTTCTTCTTGTGCCCATATTGGAGGAGAAGAGAATGAAACAATATCAGAAGTATTTGCATCTTCTGATCGTATAATATTATATGATCCAGGTAGTTGTAAGACGCCATTTATAAAGACTAATAGATCTTCAGTTTCATTAGTTTTTACAATAGATCCATCTTCGTAGAAGAGTTCAAAATCTGTATTTTCTCCGTCAATATAATCTGGATTTGTTTTTTCAATAGAACCGACGCCATTATTAATAACGGTTTCTATGCCAGAATATAGAGATACCAATGAAGATTCTACATCTGTACATTCTTCATCTAATAACAATGGATCTGGTATAATATTGTAATTTGAATAAGTTCTCAGATTAGTCCAGTTACCAGTTCTTTGATTGTTTTCTGGTTCTGGTTGAATGAGATTAATTCCTTGAAGAAGTAGAGTCTCAACTATACCATAATAAGAATTCAAAGCAGATTCTACTTCAAAACATTTTGGTAAAATATCATTAGGATCTTCTAGAATATTGGAGTCATAGTATGGTGTTTCTGATGTATAAGTTCCAGCAGGTAGCTCTCCACGCATAGCAAGAACCATCAAACTGATAGCATATTCAAATGCATCAACAGATTCTGTTAGTTCATTATTAATAAATCTGACAGAATTGCCATCATAATATGCTTTTGCAAAGTTTACTATTTTTTCAGTTCCGCCATATCTTAGCGAATAAACTACTGCATCTACAAGATACCCAGTATCTCTCTGGCACTTGGATTCATCTGGAATTATCAAAGATGGATATTCATTTTTGACCCATCCTAATGTTTCTTCTTGAATATAAGTTTTATTCTTTTCAATTAGGTTTGATGCATCATAGAACGTTCCACTGTTTATCTTACTAAACGAGAATGTTATCTGCGGGATTGATTTAATAGAATCCACAGAAGTCAGAGTTACTGCTCCAACTGGTATAGGATCTACACCAACGTTCAAATTACCTGCATTTAGAACACCTGCATAAGTTTCATCTTCGGTTATTGTAATTGTTTCAGTTGGTCCAACAATCAATCCGCTAAGACCAACTCCAGATCTAGCAGCATTTGATAATCTTATCTGAGTATCATTGATAATTTCGGAAACTACAGTTCCTTCTGCAAATTGTTTTCCGCTACTAACGTTCATTCCGACAACAATTCCAAAAGATGATGGAACTGTGACAATATCAGAAGCAGAAGTAAACACGGCATTAGTTACCGTATAATCCCAGTTCCTAGCAGCGGCAGAACATAATTTTGCTGTATATTCAAATGCATCTAAAGTTTCTGCAAGTTCATTATTAATGTGATCTAATACATTACCAGTATAGTAAGATTCTGCTGATAGTATTGACTTATAGTTTCCTCCAAATCGCAGATCATGCTCATATGCATCAATAATAAATCTAATATCTCTAATACACTTAGATCTGTAAACATTCCATGGAATATTTGGATATTTTTCTATTGCGTATCCAATCGCCTCTTCGGCAATAAAATCTTTATTGAATCTAACTTGATTAGCTGCATCTAACCATCTTCCATTTCTTTGGAAGAAGTTTCTTATCTTCCTGAGATACTCTTGATTCAGAGTATCTGATTTGAATCTGAATGATTTGCAATAGAAAGATTGAGCAGGAATATTTTGACCTTCGGAAACACGTACTCCTAAAGGAGGATCTGCAAAAGTAATAGAAGATCCAGAAATTGTGTATGCTACTTCTGGTTCTTGAATAACACCATCAATGGTGATCAATAATTGCTCTTCATTATATGGAGTAATTGCAAGACCAGTTAGTTTGTCAATCAAACTAAAAGTTTTTGTTCCTACAACTTTTCCTGTATCAGAATCATATTCTCCATCAAAAGCACTGCCCAATATGATTTCTGTTGAATAAGTTTCTGAATTACTTTGATTATCAACAGAAACTGATCCTAGACCATACTCATCATTCAAATTATTAAGATTTACAAAAGATTGCTTCAAAGTTCTCTTTGTTGAGAGATTCAAAACACTCTTTGGTTCTAGATTGATGATAGTAAAATTACTTGATGATGTATTACTAACACGGTTCTCGCCAAAAGATTCTACTATTACCTCTCCAAATAACTTAAATCCAGCTGGATGTGTAGTCTCTTTGATGAGATTTCTCCATACATCAATGGGGGTTTTTGATTTTACAACGTATGAAAAATCTTGATAGAAGAAAGAATCTGTTATTCTTTGAGAATTTGCACTAATTTTGCCCTTATCAGAAGTGTAAGAACCAATGTTATCATAATAAGATCTAATATTTGGAGTAAATTTAGAAGTGGCAATATCAACAATTTTTGCTGTATTTCCTCTGGCAGATCCTTTTAATGTAAACCCTTTGATAAATTCTCCAGTTACATTTACAAGTTTTAGAATATTACTTCCATTACTCCAACCATTTTTAGCTACACGTCCTGTTGCATAAACAATACCATTATTTTCTACTACTATTCTTTCTCCATATGCAAAAGCATTCTCTGTAAAATCTTTTAGTATCAATATAATATTTGATGAATATTCTCTAAGGATAGTTCTGTCATTGGTGAATAAAAATCCACTATTCTCAACCTTTACTCTTTCTGGTAAACCAATATTATTAGATTGTAAATAAACCTTTGTAGAAGACTCTACAACTTTTACGGATGGTTTTTCTGTATAGTTTAATCCACCATTCTTTAGAGTTGCAGAAATAATGACACCATCTTTTACAAAAAGATCAATTTCTGCTTTAGATCCATTACCTACAATAACCGCTTTTGGATTTGTGTAATTTGATCCACCATTGATAATAGAAACTCCTGTAATTCTATTTCCTATAGAATCATATGCAAGTTCTAAAGTTGCTTCATATTGACTTGTTGCTCTAACACCAACAACTGTTGGAATTGATTCATAATCTCTTCCAATATTATCAATTTTAATATTGCTTATTTTTCCTATTGCTGAAGGATTTGAAGTAATATATCTTATTTCCCCAGATCCATCGTATTGCGGTGCTGTAATGTATTCATATGCAAATCCTGTCTCTGTGATGAATATTATTTTCTTTTGACCTTCTAGGGGATCCTGAACAATGTTGAAGAATCCTCCATTGACATCAACATCATTATTTTTATCAAAGAAATAATATCTTGAGTATTCTACTTTTTGGGAAGCAGAATCTACCAATCCAAAATTATCAATAACAGTATTGTTATTCAATGATGTTCCATAGAAATATATAAAATCTTCCCCTGGTTTTAGTTTAATAAAAGACCCAGGGTTGCCAGGATTTGCATTAGATCTAAAACTATCTACAGCAATAATGTTTTTATTATTACTTGGAGAAAACTCCAAGTAAGTATTTGCCATAGAAAAATGACTTGTATCAAATGTATAGAGATATTTTCTCTGTAAATCTAGATTTGATAAAATATTGAAATTAGAATTATCTGCAGAATACTCAAATCTATTAGAAATTCTAATCAATCTATTTACTTTGACTCTTTTAGCAGGAACACTGTTGTCAACAAATAAAGAATTTGATTGAACTTGATTTATATTAGAAACGCCGTAATTATAAGATAATGTCAGAGTTTGTGTTTCTCTTTCATATGATACAACAAATGGATCTCCCTGACTTGCACCATTCAATTGGGATCCTACAGTAAATCTGTACTCAGGAAGTGCAAACCCAATGTTAGTATCATTGAAATGATCAGTTGCATTTGTATTGTTTTGACCTCTCAAAACAACTAATTTATTAGTTTGATTATCTACAGAAACAACCTTTACTATTTCTGCCCCGATTTGAATCAAATCATCAACTGATACTTCTCTTACATCATCAACGAATAAATCAGTATTTGATCTAGAAAATCCAACATGATCAACTATAGCAAGGTAGTCCCTGCTATCCAATACTGTTCCTTTATCTAAATCAGAGTCCTTGAAAGATATAGTATCTCCTCTTCTATAGTTACTACCTTTAGAAGTAATTGTTACCGAAGATACTACACCAGGATTGAAAACAACCGAAGAAACAACACCAGTGATAGGGAAATCTACATTTTCATTAGTTAGAGTAACTACATTGGTAGAAGTATTTACAGACAATACTGTAGTTCCAGATGCAATATTTTCTCCACGAATATTAGTACCAACAAAAATATCAGATGCATCATCAATAGTTATTGTATTAATAGCTTGATTGTAGCTACTTACTGTTTTTGTATTTCCAATAACTACAGTTGCTCTTGCATTATTTTGACCACCTTCATTTCCAATAACAGAATTTGTTGTCAGTCCAACCGTTTGTCCTACAGAATTCCTTGATAATTCTACATTGGAAAATAGAACTTCTACGTCAGTAAAAGTTGCTCCACCAAAAGTAGTTGCTGCATAATCAAACCCACTAACTAAAGTATCAATTCTACCGATACCAGTATCTTTTATACTGGAATTATATCTAGGAGTTGCTAATTGAACAGTTTGATATTTTCTCTTTCTGATGTAATATGTTGTTTCTGTTACTGAGTCATCTGGAGTTACTTGTACATCAACCAGATCATTTATATCTAAATTATGATTATCTGTAGTTTTTACTAGTGCTATATTGTCTTTTTTTGAGAATAACTCAATATTTTCGCTTAAAGAAATAATAGAAATAATACTAGAAGCAGGTGTATCTGAAGTTACGCTACTAAAAATATTATAATCTTCATCAATAATAAATGATCCTGATAGTACTTTTACTTTGACAGAGTTCTGATCATTTACAGAATCCAATACTTCACCAGTTGCAATTGTTGAATTTACTCCATCAAAAAGACTTAAAATAGCACCCTTTGTAAATTCTGATTGTTTATTTACAATGAGATTTATTACGCTAGTATTAGAAGATATTCTATCTGTTAGATTAAACTCTCCAGAAACCGCTCTTAGTAAAACTTGATCTGTACTAAAAGAATCGCCATATATTTCCCCAGTAGCCCCACTATTTTGTTGAGTAATAGTGTCTCCTTCAAAGAAATAGATTTGAGATTTCGTCTTCAATTGTACAACTTTATTTTGTACACTCTCAATTGCTTCTACATTTCTTCCAAAAACTTTACTTACAGAAGCTGCAGCACCTTCTCCACTACCAGTAGAAGATATGGATAACTGTGAACCAACTGAGAAAATTTCTGGCGAATCTTCAACTACTGCTGATGATATAGAACCCTTGGTAATTGACTGAATCGTTGCAATAGATCCATATCCATTAGTACCAATGTTATTTACATTTAATCTCTTGCTATTCGTCGGAATATCATTTTGCGAAATAGAAAAATCATAATTTGAACTTATAGGGAGAGAATAGTAGTTCTTACCTAAAATAAATGGGAATGTTGGGATATTAGAAGAGTTAGTTGTGATAAAGTAAGCATAGGTGCCTTCAGGATAATCTGGAGTTACACAAAATCTACCATTATTCTCATCTAAACGAGTTTTTCCTGTGTCTTGATTTTGGGACCATGTGTAGTCATCTATAAAGGTTCCTAATGAATACTGAGATATAGCTGGTCCATTAGATCTTGAATTATTCAAAGTATAACCAGATTCCAATCTAATAATAGATGATGTTGGATCTCCTGGATCAGAATAACCAAATGGTCCATATATTGGATTGCCATCATAAGCATATCCAAGTATTTTTGAGTGTACTTTTGTAGTTGGCTCTTGATACATACTGTTCAAGTTATCGCCAACAGAAGATCTCAATTTTAATGGATTTGCTACAATACCATATTGTTTCCTGTTGAAGAAATCAAAGACATAACCATTTGCTCCGTCAAGATCGGATTCATTCTTTTTATATCTGTTCTTTACCCACTTTTTGATTTCTGCTTTTGCAGTTGCGCCAGAACCTTGTGGAATAACAGTAACTTCTACAGTATTTGCTTCATATAATCTTCCTGGATTTATTTGTATAAAATCAACAATCTTTCCATCAGATGATACTACTGCTTCATATTCTGCAAATCTACCTTTACCATTACTATCTGTAATCACAATAGAAGGAGCACTTGAATAGTATTCCCCTGGATTCTCAATTACCAAACTAGTAATTTGACCAAGAGTAACGATTGCTTTTACTACAGCGTTTCTTCCTGAAGTTATAGTAATTTCTGGATCTTCTGTATAAATCTCATTATTTGTAATAGTAATGGATCCTACAGTCTCACCTGAAAGAGAAGACTCTGCTTTTCCTGAAACATTATTGATAAGAACAAATGGAGGATTTACATATCCATTGCCCTTAGTAGTAATAGTTGTCTTTACAATATTACCATATTTTACAAAATCGCTGTCCTTGTATCCAAACGCTAGTGTACCATCAACGAAAACGCCAACATCATTTGCAGGAGTTTCATATACTTCTGTGGTCTCAATCGGAGACTTTCTAATTACTTTTAGATTCTTTGGATCTTCAAGTGTTGCAGATACTGATGCTGACAATATATCATATGATGGATAACCAGAAGAACAAATATAATAATACTGATCATCTTCATATATTGCAGAAACATCTGCAATGAAATTATTTACCTGAGATTGTAGTACTGAGTTTGTTTGAATGACTGGAGCAGAGTTATCATCATTAACTTTCCATCTAATAGCACCAGATACTGGATCTGTTATAATACGATCTCTCGTAGTAAATCCAGACTCTGATCTTTCAATTTTATCGCCTACTGCAGAATATGGCAGATTTAGTGTTTTTTGTAAGTCATAAAGAACACCAAACACCATAATTTCTGTATTTCCAAATACTACTGGTGTATAATCATATACTTCTTTTCCTGCAGAATATGAAATAGAAGAAGATCTGGATTCAATATAAAATTGCTTCGCATTTTTTTCTTTGAAGAAAAATCTTTCGGATCCAATTACAAATGAACCTTCTTTTCCCCAACCTAAAGTAGACTCTACCGTAACCCTATCTCCTTCCGATGCAGAAGAAGAAACAGGATTTTCTAATTTTGTTCTGGAAGATACTCTAAAATTTCCATTGACTGTAGATGGATTCAATATAATTTGATATAGAGTCTCTCCATCTTCACTACCAATAGTCCTTACATTATCTACAATAGCAGAAGCATATCCAAATGTAGGATCATTTTGAACAATTTGATTTCCAATAATATCGTCAATATCACCAGATACAAGTTTTACCTTTAGTGAATAAGATGTTTCCCAGTCTGAAGTTGATGCTTTTAATGTAAAATCTCTTGGGTTGTATGTGGTGGGAACGTTCTCAATGTCTTTAGCGACAATTGAATTAAAAATAAACTTGATTGAACTCTCGGTTCCCTTTGCTTTATAGAACTTTTGAATGTTCTTTATAAGAGTTCTTTTGTCTACATCGCTCTTTAGATACTTTTCTGGGAATGATGCAAGATATTGAGATTCAAAGTTTCTTACAAGTGCATACAGAAATAGATTGCTGATATTATATACAATATCACCAACAGAATGCGATTCTGCAACAGTAGATTGGAAGCTAGAAGAATTGTATAGATCTCCCAATGTAGTATTGCCACTTACACCTCTAGAGCACTCAAACAACTGAGTATCATCTCTAAAAGCATAAAAAATAATTTCTTCTCCAATTCTTACATATCCATTCTTTTCGGGGAATGAAGACGCATCATTTAGGGTAATAGTTCTATCAGATGAAGTAATAGAAGATGCTAATGAGTCATTCTGCTTGAGAATATTCTTTTCATAAAAATCTATATCCAAATATTTTTGGATATTATTAATTATGTCTAACGTACCACCTTGTACTTCTTGTGCCTCGTAGTATTTTTCAACAAACTTCCCAAAAAGTTCATACTCTGTAGAGATGAACTCTGGTAGTTGAGATTCAATAAGAGTAGAAATTCTCTTTGTCTTTACGTTCATCTAATTACTCTTTGTAAGCAACGAAACTTGAATTTGCGACATCAACATCAAGATAAACCTCACGAAGTGCCCTGATGTCATTTGATAGGGGTTTTACTCTTACTGAAATTTTATTATCTGCAAAGGTGCCTTTTATAATAGTCAAATCATATAATTTTACTTCACCTTTTTCATAATCAATATCACCAATTTCTTTGTTCAGGACAACTTTTTCACCAGTTAGAGAGTCTAGTCTATATAGGACAATTTTGCCATCCCTATCTTCCAAATACACATCAAAATTAGGATACTCAGTAACTCTAAATCCAGTGGTAGAGAGAACTGGATCATCGCAATCTACATCAAATGCATTCTGGAAACATATTTCATAATAGAACGTTGCGTTCAGTTGAGGGAAGAAATCTTTCCTCATAGTAACTGAAGTAAGATTAGATGTAATACTACGATCTGAATTGTCTATTACACCAACTACTTTACTATATCTAAACTTTCCGTTGAACTTCTCTACATTAGAATTATTCAGATAATCCTGAACAGATCCAATTGCTTTGTCTCTAATCTGAGCAGGAGTTTGATCTGTAATAGATGAATCATAAAAAATCTTACTGCTCAATTCAACATATAATATTGATGGATCAAGAATCTCTGGTTGAACTGAAGCAACAACGAATTTTTTCAATTCTGCAATGATTTCATTCTTAGTGATAGAAGTAAGAAAAGCAGCATTTGTTGGTTTCAATACAACAAATACTTTTCCATAACTTGGTGGTTCTTGCTCTTCTCCACCAAAGATAATAATATCACTTACTGCTGGATATATGTTACGAACAATTGCATCATAGTCACTTGCAGTTACAGCACGATTTTGTGTGCCATAACTCTTTGGAGCATTAAATCTAATCTTACTAATAGATTCCATCTCCTCGCCACCAGAAGATGCAATAGTGGAATTTATAGTAACATCAAATGAAGTTGGCGAAACACCATCTGGATTTTCTAAAACACCAGAAAATACAAATGTCTTTACTCCATTTGTCTCTGGTCCTGCAGTGGTGATGTAAGAAATTTCAATTCTGGCACCATTATCTAATTTCTTACCAATTACACCATCACCAAAAAGAATCTCATATCTTTCATCTTCAATCTCATCCAAGAAAAAGATCTTTGATTCTCCATTCACTCCTAAAATATTATCTGATACTAGATATTCCTCATTGAATGATCCACCAGTAGGAAATACCTTTACTCTAATAGTGTTAGTATCAATATTTTGGTTATCTAAAATGAATCTCTGAGATTTTAGTGCAGTATTAACAACAAAGGTATTTGTAATCTGTGTTCCTTCCCTGACAGGAACATTTGTAAATACCGCAGTTTGGTTTGCAACTTGTGCTTTTATATCATCTAATGTTACATACTGATAGATGTTATTATCAAACGAGGCAATAAATCCCGTTCCTTTCTTCAATAATAACTCAGTGTCAGTTGTTGGATTTGTATAATTTACTGTAAATGAAACGTAAGCAACAGGTGAAGTGATACTCTTCGGTCTATAACCTAATTGCTTCGCTATTGCCACTACGTTGTCTCGTAAGGTGGCAGAATCTATGAACAGTTCATTTACCACCAGATTGGTGTTAAACGCTGTATAATACGTATTATAAGCAAGGGTATCAATCAACACAGATAGTGCTGATCCATCAAAATCATAATCAGTAAAATCTGATTGAGCTCTAAGATAATCCTTTAGAGCATTTTTTATATCTTCAAAATCTAAATTTGCAACCTGAGTATATGGCATTATCGTGTACGCTCTAAGAAGAATTCTACTGCTATTGGTGTATCATCTCTACCAATAATAGTATATGACAATTCAACTTCATATCCATTATTCAATTCATCTGGTACACATCTGATTGTATCAACACTAATTCGTGGTTCATAACGATTCAATGTATCTATTATTTCAGATCTAATAATACCTGCAGTACCAAAATCTAACGGTTCAAATAATGCATTCTGTATTCCACATCCAAGATTTGGTTGAAATGGTCTCTCACCCTTTCTTGTAAGAAGCAATCCTGTTATTGCCTGAACAATAGCAGCTTTATCTTTTACCGTTACAATATCATTAGTAACAGGATGCTTCTTAAATGTAACACTCAAATCTTTGAATGTCTGAAAGGTTGACATCTACACACAGCAATAGTCTGCAATTATTTATTCACTCGTGCCAACGTTCTACAAAGTCGTCAAACCCTCCAGAACCGCCACAAGGACGTGAATAACGATCTTCGGGTAGATCATATAGTTCATCACGTTTCTTTGCCTTTCTATGCTGTTTTAGATATCTCTCACTGTCATGTTCAGTGATAAGTGTCATACCTTCTTCTAAAAATTTATCTCCTTTGTCTACTTGATATAATCCCATTTTAGTTTCCTCTAGATTTTATCTAGAACTTTTTTCGGGGTTACTATCCCGTCAGAATCATCAGAATCGGATTTTCGGCGCTCACACCCAATGATTATTCGGTCTCTCCCACCAAAAATGTAAATCTTCTATACTATCATCATAATAAAGTGAAACCATATCACTCTTATATTTACTATGTATATTTTCACAAAGTGATAAAGTATAATAATTCTTCTCGGAGAACTTCTCCATACTCTGAGTAATCCATGTGTAATTACCACCTCGGATAACACCTGCCTCACATAATACAAAGTTTTCCCAGTCCAATACCCACTCCGCAAAATTGAGCTCAAAATTGATCATGTACTTCGTAAGATCTTCATCAGGAAATGGCACATTAACTGCCTCAATATGAAAAATCTCCCGATCCATTGATAATGAATGTGAGAGATGTTGTGTGACAATACTTGAATAATCAGGAGAAACACACAAAAAACATGTCTTACTTGGGTGTATACCCCAATCTGACATCTGAATTTTGTATGCCATCTCCTGAATAAGTGCCATCTCTTTATCTTGTGAGATGAACAGTAAATCTTTCATTACTTCCCTTGTCCTCTATATGGTTTACGTGCCTTGTTACGACTGGTGGCAGAATACGTTGTATTCTTACTTTGACCTTGACATGTTGTTTTGGGTTTTGATTCAATAATCTTCTGACCGCTAATACCAATTTTTGATCGTGCCATAAT